CGAGTTCCAGAAGGCGTTTCCGAAGCGGTACACACCGTTTCTGGATAAGTACCGTGCCAAGATGTGCCCGTACAGATGGTTTGACATCTGGCGAGCGGATCCGTATGTTTTCGAACCGCACATCCTGACAGCGGGTGTCTCGCGCAAGGCCGACGAGTACCTCCAGGACGACGTCGTCGAAGACATCCTGCGAGGTGTGGCCGAATGGATGGGCATCGAGTTACCGTTGGTCAAGAACCTTTTTATCGCGATGCCCGCCAAGAGACGTGAGTGCGAAACGATTAAACAGGTTGCGAAACGGTTATTCGAACGTGACCTCGGACTCGACGTCCACTTGTTCGCGAGACCGATTTTCCGGTAGGATTGCATCCGGTATAGAACCTGAGTAAGATTGGAGCATTATGACAAAAGCAGAGATCTTTACTGAGATCAAAAACATCGTTAACGGATACTTTTCGCGAGGAGCAGGCGAGCCATACATCACTCTGAAGAGGATGCTTGCCGAGTATGAGCAAGACGAAAAGCCAGCACGAAGACGAGTGTCTACCAGCAGCGACGAAGACAAGTAGTCTTTCGCTCTTAGACACCAGCCATCTTCAATACCCCTGGGACAAAGCGCCTCACGAGACACCCGAGGAGTTCGCTCTGTTCCGCATTTATCTTGGGTACGGTCCCGCACGCGAGGGCTCTTACGAGCGTATGTCGCGCAGGACAGGCGAACCCGAGCACACCCTCCGTAAACTTGCCGAGGACCAGCAGTGGTACACTCGCGGAGAGTCTTACCAGGAGTACATCAAAACGATTATCGAAGCGCACAACGACGACCGCCGACAGGCTCGTGAGGTCGCTGTGCGCGACGACTTGGACGACCTGATCGAATGGTCGACCAGTAGGCTGAAGTCCCAGATCATGGACGAGGCAGCCGCCAACAGCGACGCAGCCGGAATCGAGGAATGGTTACTCCGGATACAGAAGATGATCAAATCGAGGAAAGACCTGGGATCCGACCGCAAGGACAAACAGGTGGGCAACGCCGGATCTCATAACATCATCATGTCGGGGACATTCAACATGACGCCGCCGGTCAAAGGACCGGAGATGGTCGACGTTGAAGTAGTGGATACGGAGGAGGAAGACCTATGATTTGACCGAAGTCAAAGAAATCCATCTCCACATGGCTCCGCACCAGCAGCAGTTTCTGATGTCGACCGCCAAGGTCTGCGCCATCGTGGGCGGCAGAGGCTGCGGTAAATCGCACGCTCTGGGGTTCAAGATCCTTACGTGGATGAGGGAAGAATCCCCGGAATCGGCGATCCTGGCTATGGCCAACACCCACGACCAGTTAGACAAATCCTTTCTTTTCCGGTTAAAAGCCATACTCTACGAGTGCAAGATCGAATACACGCACGGCTGCAGACCGCCTCCGTCCTGGAACGTTCCCCTGAGACACATGTTCAAAAAGTGGGATAACATCCTGACCATGGGATCCGGGTACGGGCACGTCATCGTGACCGGGACATTGGATGAACCCGAGAACATCCGAGGCGGTGAATACGGATTAGCGGTGTTGGATGAGGCCGCGTTCACGGTCAACCGCAAGTGGATCAAATCGGTGTTCCCGTGTATCCGTTGCAAGAAAGCCACTAAACGTCAGATCCGGATTGCCACCTCCCCGAACGGGTACAACTGGTTCTACGCTGACTTCGAAGGTCCGAAACGCAAACCCAAATACGAGAGCATCAAAGCCCAGTCGATGGACAACGTCTACCTTCCCGAGGATTACCTCGAGATGTTCGAAGGCATGGACGACGCATCTTACCGGCAGGAGTGTCTGGGCGAGTACGTCAACACAGGCGAGGCTCGTGTGTACACCGAGTACGACCCGGATCGTCACGACATCGAATGGGAGTACATCCCTGGAGCGGAGATTCATGTCGGATGCGATTTCAACGTATCGCCGATGTCGTGGGTGATCGCCCAGGAATACAAAGGTGCGTTGTACCTGTTCGACGAACTGTTCATCAAAGACAACGCGACCACGTTCGCCGCGTGCGAGGAACTGAAGAACCGTTACCCGGAATCGGCGATCTACGCTTACCCGGATGCGACCAGCAAACTGAGACGTACGACTGGCAAGGTGGTGACCTCGGATCTGGACATGATGAAAGACTCCGGGTTGATCTGCATCTTACCGGGCGGGAAGAACCCACCTATAGCAGAGCGCATCGAACGCGTCCAACACCGGTTTCGTAACGACAAGATCTTTATCGGATCGAAATGCGAGTGCCTGAAAGAGAGCCTGTTGGGTACAGTGTACATGCCGACAGACCGCAAACCCAAGAAGAGCAAAGGGGTTGACGGAGAGGTTGGCGAGCACCCTACTGACGCACTTGGGTATATGATCTACGCTATGGACAATTATAGCGCCATCGAGAGCGTTGCGTATTCGCTATGAACTATTTGACAAACACCACAATGAACGTAGATGATATAAGAAAATGAACGATCTCGCTAAGCAGTTGAAATACTGTAACCCGGAATACAGCAATATGGCTGGGTGTTGGAAGTTCTGGGAGGACTCCAGCACAGGTGGAAAACCGTTTCGCGACGGCGAGTACCTTCAAGAGCATCCACGCGAACGCGACACCCCGGACGCCTTCGATTACCGCAAGCGCATGTCTGTTTACGAACCGTGGGGCAAGTCAGTCGCTGAAGACTGGATCGGCAGGCTCTACGGACCTGGTGCTTCTTTAGCAATGTGCGACGACACTGTGTCCGACTCGATTCGCAAGCAGTGTGACGTCATCGAGGACAACTTCGATCTGTTAGGATCGGATATGCGTACGTTCGCACGCTCGCTGACGAAACGGACGTTGACGATGGGATCCGTGGGAGTGTTCGTCGACGTGCCCCAAGAAGGGCGCTTCGCTAAAACGCTTTACGATGCAGAGAGATTGAAACTGCGGGCTTACGCTCGTTGTGTACACCCGAAACACATCCTCGACTGGGACTTCGACCGACTCGGAGCTTTGTCGTGGGTGAAACTTCGCGAACCGACCAGCATCCCGCGTACATGGCAGGACAAGGTCGAACCGGTCAACGTCGATCAGTATACGACCGAAGGCATTCGTGGAAACCTGAAATCGCGTGGAGACCTGGAGAAGGTCGAGACTTTCGACGGCAACTCTTACAGGTACTTCGTGATGGAGAAGAACCGGACCATCCGGTACGACCCGACCGGTCCCGAACAGTGGAGTCCGTCTGTTATGGACCACGGTCTCGGTTACATCCCGTTTCTAATGGGTTACTGGGAACGACCGGAACTGGGGTGCCTGTTCGCTCGTTCGCCTCTTGAAGACATCTATTACTTCTCGGACCTGATCTATCAGCTTAGATCGGGCGTCGTGGAGGTCATTACCAATCAGTGTTTTTCGATCTTCATCTTTGCGGGATTTGGAAAACAGGACGACAAACAGGAGATCTTAGTAGGAACCAAGAAAGCATTGAAGGTTCCAGGCGGGGAGGGCTTTCCTCCATTCTTCGCTAGTCCTGATCCTGATATCCCAAGAGTCCACTTGGAACAAATCCGTTCGCTCGAACGAGCGATCACACGGATGGCCAAGGGGGATTCGAGATCGTTGGTCGACGACGGCAGCGTGAAGGAGCAGTCTGGCAGATCGAAGACTTTTGACGCCGACGAAAAGACATCGCTTCTACGAACCGCTGCTGATGGACAAGAGTCGTTTCTTACGAGCCTATTGAAATTGGTTCATAGACGATCAATTATTAGCACAGAAAAGTTTACCGGAGTTGTACGACTCCCGGATTCGTTTTCGCTTCGTGGCGTTCTACAAGAGGTAGAAGAGACAATCGCCCTTGTGAACGCACTCGTTGAAAGCCCAACGGCTCTACGAGCAGCGAAGAAACACCTGGTCCATAGTAACATGCAGTCAATGTTAGACCAGGAAGGTATGGCTCAAGTCGATGAAGAGATCGACGAAGCCGATGTTGAAGAACTCGCGGCGGCGATATACGCGAATCAAAACGCTAGCCAGCAGAATGGCTCAGGAGCAACTAATGGTTTACAACAGGACGAAAGCGCAGGAGACGAACAAGAGCAAACTGGACCAACTATTAAGCGAGCTAATCGAAGAGGAAACCCTAAGATCGGGCGTCCTCGCGGCTCTAGTTGATTCAGGAGTAAAGACAAAAGAGGTACAACTCATGGAGACAGAAGCATCGTTCTCCAAAGGTCTCGAGAGAGCGCAACTCGAAGCCGAAGAGAAGTACGCTACTGAGATCGAGGATCTGCGCTCCAAGATCGAAGGAATGACAGCGCCGGAAACGGTTCAGGCCAAACCCGAGGCGAATCAACCTCAAACAGGTCTTCCAAGCGAAGCCGCAAAAATGTTAAGCGTCTTCGAGAAAAAGATTGCAGCGTTGGAAGTGGGTCTCACTAAAACCGCTGAAGAGAACAAAGACCTGCGTGAACGAGAGCATCGGACACAAGTGAATGACTCTCTGCGTAAGGTCATCTCAGCGCAAGGACTTGAAGACCCCGACACAGTGCTCTATCTGATGCGTCAACAGGCTGATTTTGTGGTCGACCCAACCGATGGGGAATTGTATGTGACCAAGCCTGATGACCGAACGACTCCGTTAGGTGGTCCGCTTTCAGCGACGACAGCGGAAGAGTTCGTCCAAGACTTTGCGTCTTCGCAAACGGGTGGCCGGTTTAAGGCCGCACCAAAAGATGTAACTGAACCGTCCGGGTTCACTGGCACCAACCGTGGTCAACTTCCGCCGCTCGCTCCTGTTGGAGCAGCGTCTCAGGCCGACTACGACAGATGGGACAAAGAACTCGGCATCGCATAAGGTGAAATAACATGGCTGCGTACACTTCTTCAACTATATCTCTCGCTCAACTAACCGCTTCTGGTTTTAAAAACCTGAACCCGCGTGCCGTTGACGTGATTCGCCAGATTCTTACCAAAGACGCTTTTACGGCGCAGATTCCTGCGTTTGGCGTCAGCGGTATTCACAACATTTACGTTCGTGAGTCCACTGCGACCACATCGTACTTGCAGGACATCGCTGATGCGATCACTGAGACCAAAGCGGTCGACGTGAAGGTCACCAACGAGGTCGGACGTATCGTGACCCAGGTTTCTCTCGACCGTAAGGTCGCCATCGGTCATAACAACAGGAATGCTTGGGGTCGTCAGATCGAAGCCGCTTCCTGGAGTATGACCCAGAAATGGCAGAACCAGGTTGCGTGCGGTACCGGCGCTTCCGAGGGTAACATCACCGGTCTCGAGGCTCTTGCCGACGGCGCTGGGGCTACCCAGAAGTACACCGCCGATACGACCACTTCCGGTGTCGCTCTGGCTCTCGTCCATCTGGACAAGATCAAGGCGCTCTGCAAATACCCTGTCGATTACTTTGTGATGAACGAAGCATTGCTCATCGACTTCAAGGTTCTCTGTCAGGCCGCTGGCGGTATCCAGACTGTCGAACTTCAGAATCCGTTCGGAAGTTTCAACAGCATGGGCATCACCGCATCGTACGAAGAGATTCCAACCGTTCGAGTTCCTGCCTGGGATGGCGTTCCGCTTTTCGTGAACAACTATCTCACGACCGAAACGACCAACGGTGGATCAGGCAAGTACAGGATCATCGCCGGGAGTTTCGCTCCTGGTAAAGGTCTCGAGTACTTCTACCCTGAGATCGACGACAAGGGCAACAGAACGGCTCTCGGAGTCATGATCGATCCGATCCATGACAAGGAAGGATTCGACGAGCGTTTCGTCAGAATCGTCCACATGGCCGGTCTCTCGTTGCACAGTACAAAGGCGATCGCACAAGGTGTGAACTACAAGATCACCAACAGTTAATCAAAACTGAAATAGCTCCCGGTGGATTTCTCCCCCTTCCACCTCCTATCCGGTCCACCGGGAGCTTTTCTTGGAGAGTGAAAAATGCAATATCTATACAAAGTTCAATCCAAAGCATCCGGGATGAACGGTAACGCTGGAATGGTTACCTTCGAGAACGGAGTGTCTATGTGGACGACCAAGAAGATCGCCGACAGAGCCATTGGTTTTGGTTCAGCGGTGCGTGTGACCGGGGGTCCGTGTGACCCTTACCTGGCCAAGATGTACGTCAAAGGCCCCGACAACATCGACCCACCTGTAGAATCGATCGCTCGTGCCATGACCGGTAAATGGAACGTTCCACCGTACGAGAAAATCGTTCCAGGAAAGTTCGATCCAAGATTCTTTAAACCGAAGAAGATGCCTGCGGCTCCTCCTAAGGTTGAAGTGGAGGATCCGGAACCCGTTCCGTTCAAACCCGAAGTCAAACCGCTTATGCCGTTCAAACGCGGCCCCGGTCGACCCAAGAAGAATGCATCCTCATACAAACCCGTAGGAGAGTGAATTGTTAGATCTACTGCAACCCAAACCCTATCCGGAGCAAGACCTGCAACTCAGGTCGCTGATCAACCATGTGAACGAAAATGGACCGCTGGCAAAGGATCCTCCGAGGCCGGAGGCGATGCCAACGGTCTCTCTTATGGTATTGATCAAAGACGAGTTCGAGACTGTCGTAGAGGCAGTCAAAAGAACCTTACCGATCCCTACCGAGATCATCATCGGCGTCGACAAAGACACCGACTCCGATCTGGCTATTGCGTACAAAGAAGCTTACAAACGCAAACCCGGTCCGGAGACGGACGAGTTCTTTGCCGCGATGATGAAAGAAGGCCGGTACGCCAGTCTTCCCGAGATCGCAAGTCATGTCTGCGAGGAGAAGACCAAGTTCGTCAAACGGGTCCTGGACATCTCGAACGCACCGCTCACCGAGAAACCCACTTACAAAGCAGCGCAACAGTGTCTCGATATGGTCGGAGCCGGGAAGATCATGGAGATCGATTTCAACGACCACTTCTCGAACGCTCGTAACAAGATCATCGAGAACTGTACTGGTGAGATTATCTTCTTCATCGACGGTCACGAGTTCCTGACCGAACCGCACGAGTTGATGGGTTACATCATGAAAGCGAACGATGTGATGCCCAACTGGAAACGGTACGGCATCCTGGTCGAGATGAAAGATTCTTTCGAGAACGAGTTGATCCGCCAGGACCGCATCTTCAAGAACATTCCCGGTATCCACTTCGAACGCGGGATCCACAACAAACTGGTCGTACCTGGTGACGAGAAAGAGGAAGAGATGCCTACGGCTGAGTCTCCTCGACTGGTTCACCTCCGACCCATCTGGTTACAGAAGTATCGAGAGATCCAGCGTCACCGGATGGTCTACAAGCACATGCAAGACAAGGACGACTACTCGTCCAAGTACTACTCGGCCACGACCGCTCACAAGACCGGCGACCAAGTCACCGCATTCAAGCGGTACCAGGAGTACCTCGAACTGACCAACCCGTCAGCGGAGCAGGCTGTGGTCTACTCGCTGATGGCCAGGATCAAATACGATGCGGGTGAAACGGATGAAGCATTGGAATACTTCCATAAAGGCACCGAGGTGTGTTACCAGGCCGCGTGGTGCTGGAGTGGCATATCCCACATCTACATGGAAAAAGCCAAGGACATGGAAGACGGGAAAGAACGGACAGCGGCTCTGGAGAAGGCTTTGTTCTTCGCCAAGATTGCCGCTTCGTGCGTGAGTCCAACCTCGAGCATCGCGATACCTCAACGATGTTACCGATGGGATTCGTCTCTTCGGATAGCGGAGATCTATTCCATGATGGGAAACCAATCGAAGTTTTTCGAGTACTGTGAACTGGCTATCCAGGACGATATGCCGGTACCGAAACGAGAGGAGGTGATCCAACTATACTCTGAACGTCAAAAAGCAGTCGTCGACCACATGTCGAAACATTTCTATCGATCTGGAACCGGCGGGAAACCGTCGCTCCTTGTGATCGACCCGGACGGATCCGGGATGAACGACGTCGGCGAAATCGCTACAAGAATCGGGTACGAAGTCAAACTCGCTCAGCAGTATAGTTTCGAAGGTCTCTTATGGGCTGACATCATCTGGTGCGAAGGCGCTGGCGACGCAGCCATCCAGGCGAGCCAGGCAGTGAAGGGTCACCGCAAGATCTTCGTTCGGTGTCACCCACTCGATGTGATCGGAGACAAACTGTCCGAGATCAACTGGGACAAAGTCCACGCTCCGATCGCTCCTGCTAAACACATACCGATTAAGATTGCTATGCGTTACGGGTTCGACCGCGAGTTTAAAATCATTCCTGTAGTACCGAACCCAGACATGTTTCCGCAACTATTCGACGAACCAGTAACTGGAGTTGTGTCGCTCGGGAAGTATAGCCCGCACAAATGGACAGACAGGTTCCTGGATCTGGCTTCGCATCTTGGAAACGATCACACGATCAACCTCGGTGGTCAGGTAATTAACGAGATACTGTACGAGGGCATGGTGGCCGAAGCCAGTCGTGCCGGGTACGAGAACCTGAACTTCTGCGGGTACGTGAGTCCGTCCGAGCAGTTGGCTTTCCTGGCTCGTGGGGGGTATTTCGTATCGCTCTCACCGTGGGAGGGAGATTCTTACGAGATCATGCAAGCGCAGTTGACAGGACATACCTGTGTGACGCTTACAAGCGAATGGAACGACGACCTCCCGCATGTTATCAAATGCGTGAACATCGAAGACATCGCCAGGTTGATCAACGGACGTTTCTGGAACCCGACACCTCGGGAGTTCATCGAGAACAAATATGCACAAATGAGGCAAGACATTGAAAGCGTATTATCGACCAAGTGATTTAACGATTGTATCGGCAGCGCGTGAAGGGAGTTTCGACCCTGAACTTCTGGCCGTGCATTTGAAGACCGTCGGGAGAACCGCTAAAGAGACTGGCGTCAAACACCTTTTTGTCGATCTCGGTTCGGATCCGCCTCTGGCAGATGTCTATCCTGGATCCAGTATGGTTCACGTCGAATCGGATTACTGGTCTGAGGCCAAGGCCAAGAACGCTGCCATCGACAGAGTTGACACACCTCTGGTCGCTTTCACCACGACAGACACGATGGTCTACCCCGAAACGATCCAGATGACGATCGAGTTGGTCGAGACTTTAGTCATGTTCGTGTTGCAAGGGTATTGCTGGGAGGTTCCCCGCGATCTGACTCGACGCATCTTGACCGGAGAATGCGATCCGTGTCGCGAGAGTCATGTCATCAAAAACCTTTCCGTACCCAGGTTCGGACCCCAACTTCCTGGACCGGAGTGGCAGGTCAGTACCGTCGAGTACGCTAAGAAGGTCGGAGGGTTCTCCGAGGATATGGTCAGAGCAGGCGGGTTTGAGATCGATTTCCATGACCGGATGTACGCTCTAACACGACGAGAGATACTGACCCGGGACGTCCCTATCATGCACCTGTTCAACCGGAGTAGCGGTCAGACACAGGACACCAGCGAACCGAGACGGGATCGTCTTATGAAGTTCCTGCACTCGGGGAAAGCGGGCGATTTAGATTGGCGAAATACATAGAGTTACAGTGGCAAGGGGAGAGACGCCAGAAACGGCGGGTACGGTACCTTCAACGGAGGTTGCGACACAAAAAGAAGACTGTAGGCGGGTTCCTACCGCGCCAGCGTGTTCGCCGGACGAAACTGCGTCCCGCTGCGGTAATAAGACCCATAGACCCGAGCCTTTTCGATCTGATTGAGGGCAAGAATGCTAAGCGCAGACCAAGACGTCCCGAAATGGCTGATCAAGAGTTGCGTCAGGTACCTGGAGATGTTCCGCTTACATGAGTGGGAGATCCGGTTAGTCCTGCAAGACACCCCTGGAAACGACGAGAACACTGAGGGAATCTGTATGAGCGATCCGTCGACTATGACAGCGCGTATCGAAATCTCGCGAGCGGTCATCCAGGACAAGGTCAAGGCCAAGCAGA